ATTTGTTTTATAATCCTCGCGGACTAATTCTAATCCCGGCATGGGTACCAATTCGTACTTACTCATAATTTTATTCCTCCTCTAAAATCCATTTTAAAATAGAGTATTGTCCTCTAACGTACTCAGGAACGTCCTCGACGTTCGGGTAAGTTTTCTCGATTTGTTCGATTGCTTTTAAAATATCCTCTTTGGTTTTCATAATATAACCTCCTCCGGTCGATTTATTTTAAAATACTGAATTTTCAATCACGAAAGTTTTTAAATCTTCTAACGTCGGACAGTCCGACTTAGATACATTGTATTTTACGAACACGCCACCGACTTTAGTACTTAACGTCCATACTCGCTCGGTTTCCGTTACCTCGTACACTTTGTTATTTTTTTCAATCGTCATTATTTTACCCTCCAATTTTAATTGACAATATTATACAAATTATAGTAAAATAGGACTTACGAGGGGCGGTTACCCGCCCGCTCTGCCTTGCCGATTACTTATCGGCTTTCGGTTTTGCCTTGCTCGGCTTTGGTTTCTTCAAGCTGATTGTAACCTTTACACGTTCCACGGTGTCGTTACTTTCAACAGCTTTTGCCAAGTCTTGCAAGGCTTTTTGTATGTTTTCCATACACGCTCCTCCCGTTTATTTACTCAGGTTTTAGTTCTCTCAACCTCAACCTTGTATATATATTATACGCCTTTAAGCGTACAAAGTCAAGCGTTTTTCACCACTTTTTTACAATTTTTTTAAAAGTTTAAAATTTTTTATTTTGTGTTATAGTATATAATGTAAGGAGCGAGTAGATATGGCTAGTTTTAACCTCCATTCATGTGGAGGTAATAACTAGCCTTATCAAATGTAAAAAATAATAAGGCTAGGCTTATTATATAAATTTCCAATGTATCTCTAAGTCCTCGCCGTTTATTATGATACCATCTATAAGACTATGGACTAAATCTCTTAACTCCTCCGGAGTAGCTGAGTCTATTACTTCGGAGAATGTAGTTAATATTTCTTTAGTCTCGGCGAGTGAAATCGCCGGAGTCGATATCGGCTCGTTATCTAAACTAAACTCGAGGGTGGATTTCTCCTCGTTAAGTGATATGATTTTTTCGTTTATGGAGTTAAAATCGATACCACCGATTTGATACAAGTCTACGAGTTTACTTATCTGTTTATCAATTTCGGTAATTCTATCTACGATTACTTGACGCTCGGATCCGTCCTCCATAGGGAGATTATCCTCGATTATAGTATCGATATAGTCGGGGTCGGCAGCTAGTTTCTTAATTTCGTCGAGGACGACTTTATCTAAGTCTTTTATATTCCACGACTTATTTTTACAATTAGGGTCTTTTATCATACTCTTAGAGGATTTACCGCGAGAGTAACAAGTATAATATTTTTGAGCCGGGGTAATACCTGGCTTTTTGCTTACGTTTTGTTTACAATAATAACGCGATCCACAATTTCCACAAAAGATAATTCCGCCGAGGAGCGTCGTACGTTGGAATGGGTGTTTACTGAATTTACCGACGTCGCGGTTTAAAATATGATTTTGCATTTTATTAAATGTCTCCGTATCTATAATCGCCTCGTGGCGTCCTGGATATAGTTCACCTTTCCATTGAATTTGACCGGTATAAACAATAGAGGTAAGTACAGACCTAATAGCGCTATCTCTCCATTTACCGTATTTATGCGTATAATTATGGTCTCTCATATATTTATATACGGAATATATCGGTAAGCCGGTAGCGGCTAAATCGTATATTTTGCGTATTTGTAAGGCCTCGTATTCGTTTATAACGAGTTCGCCGTCGTTATACTCGTATCCTATCGGAGCGTATGGTCCGCCGTGATAGTATCCCTCCTTAGCTCGAGCGTCAAGTCCGATTTGCATACGTTCCTTTATTTGCTCGCGTTCAAGTTGAGCGAATACGGATAATATACCAATCATAGCGCGACCGAACGGAGTAGAGGTATCGAAATTCTCGGTCATGGATACAAAGTCCACGCCGTTTTTTAAGAATACGTCCTCGATTAAAAATAGCGTGTCTTTTTGCGAACGGCTAAGACGGTCCAATTTGTAAACTAGTACCTTATCCACTTTTTTACGCTCGACGTCTCTAATTAGTTGTTGGAGTCCTGGACGGTTGGTAGAGCCTCCGGAAAATCCAGGATCCGTATAAACTTTAAATATAATCCAATCGTGCGCCTCGGAGTATTTTTCGAGGCGTTCTTTTTGTTCTCCAATAGAGTATCCCTCCTTAGCTTGTTCCTGGGTACTTACTCGAATATATATAGCTATTACTATTTTCTTTTTCAATGAAAAAACCTCCTTTTTGGGGTAGCATAACAAAATAACAAAAAAATTCTTAACTCTTATATATATTTATTTTTATTATATATACTATTATATTTATATATTTTTTTCTTAAATATAAAAATAATTATGTTATTATGTTATTTATAATATAAAAGTCTTTATTTATAAGGGATTAGGGCATAACAAAAATCAAAAAAGTTTTTGTTATATTTTGTTGTGGTGGGTAGTTTTTTGTTATTTTTTTATGGTTAACAAAAAAATAAAATTTAAAGCAAAAAAATGAGTTTTTGTTATTTTACAATTTTGTTAAGAGTTTTTGTTATGGTTTTTATTATGGTTTATTGGTCGAAAATCACTCGTTTTTATTTTGGAGTTTATTGTAATACTCATGCGTTGCGATAATTTTATCCTTATACATAATTTGCATTTTTAATAAATCCACCTCGGCGGTAAGAGTTTTATTTTTGTCTTGTAATATAGCATTATCCGCTAATAAAAGGTCTCGTTCAGCAATAGCTGAGTCTCTTTCCGACGTGAGTATATCAATATTGGATTGTAGCGTCGAGAGTGAGTCATTACCGACAACCGCTTTAGTTCCGGCGAGAATATCTCCGATCGTACAACCTAAAGCCGTAGCGATACGGTCAAGTGTGTCTATGTAGGGATTAGTTGTACGTCCTGAAAGGACACGGGTGACCGTTTTTTCGGGCAAGTTTGACCTTTCCGCTATCAGTTTAGTAGACATGTTTTTCTCTTTTTTGATTTCTAATAAGTTATCTAACCACGACATATTTGTCCTCCTTAATGTTAAATTTGTCTGTTTTTGGTATAAACTTGGGTGTCAAAAAGACACAGTTGGGGTATTGATTTTGTTATGTATCTCGGTTATAATTTTGCTACAAATAAGTTTCGACAAAATTTCCTATTATTTGTCAAAAGTTTGCAGAATAATGATTTAGTCAATTCTTACACTTATATTTAAGATCCATTTCGATAGCGTCTAATATCGAGTCTATACATTCTTGGTCGGCTACCCGACCGTCATACATTATTTAATATGACGCTTTATTAAATCCATTCCTAAATCTATAAAGGCGTTAAATTCCTCTATTGTTTCGTGATCGAGTGTTTTACCATTCAAAGTAAACTCGTTGGATAATAAATAGTTCTTAAATTCTTTAATAACAATGTCCATTTGTGACGGAGCTTGAATATTATTAGAGAGGGCAACGGGTGTAATCTTTCCATAGATTAAATCGTCCGCGCTAATGTGTAACGCGTTACAAATTTTTAAAATATTGGATACGCCGGAGTTTTTAATTTGTCGTCTTAAAATACTATCTAACGTAGAATAGGGTATGTCTGTTGACATAGTAAATTCTCTTAAAGAGCCGTATCTTGATAAAATAAATTGTTTTAATTGTTCTTCGATAGTCATAAGTAAATCTCCTTTTTTTTATTTAGTATATCATAAAATTTACGAATTTTCAATAATTATTTCCACGAAATCAAAAAAAATTTGAAAATTAAAAAATTTTTTAAAAAAATGGGTGAAATTTACTTGACAATTTCTCAATTGGGAAATATAATACCATTGTAATTTGCAATTGAGGAATTATTTTTGATTGTTTCAATTGTTTTAAAATTTCAAAAAAATAATATTAGGAGGTAACAAAATGTATCCGAATTTACGCGCTGAAATGGCGAGACGAGATATCTCTATAAAAGATATCGCATTACTATTAAATTGTAGCGTATCGACGGTATACGCAAAAATGAACGCTGACTATAAGACGGAGTTTACTTTGTCGGAGGCGGACATTATTAAAAATGCGTTAAATGAAAAATTGCCGTTTGAGAATACGAGCGATTTAATGAAGTATCTATTTAACCGCGTTCCGGAGGCGAGATAATGACGATAACTCATGTTCTCGCCAACGGAAAGAAAAAGACCGATATAACCGGTCATATTGTAAAAAATAAAAAAACTTATGAGATTATATCTCAAATAAGTAGGAGGCTACAAAATGAAAAAAACGAACTTAAAAATTGACGATAAGGTTATGACTATCCAGGACGGACAATGTCGTTATGGTAAAATTCACGCGCTTTTTGATAATCTTAATACTCCCGTCGCAATGGTGGATTTTGAGGACGAAAACGGAGATACCGTTATGGAGAAAGTACGTCTCGCCGATCTCATTATCGTTGAGGAGCCGGAGGTAAAAGAAGCGGCTACGCCTAGCGAGCCGGTAGAAAAATCCGAAATCACCCTTACACCGGACGAGTTTAGAGCAGCTGCAATTAGCGTACTTGTAAACATAATGACGCGTAACGCGAATGAGACGCCCGATACGTTATCCGTTCTCGTTGCCTTACATAAGGCTTTATTTTTTACCGACGTTACCGAAAATTCGTAAACAAGAGCTTAAAAAAACGAAAAATAGTTTTAGGAGATATAAAATGTTAAATGTATTAAGTTTATTTTCTGGTATAGGCGCGTTTGAAAAGGCTCTTGAGAATTTAAAAATACCCTATCATTTAGTAGGTTATTGCGAAATCGATAAATACGCTAGTAAGGCGTATTCGGCGATACATGGAGTATCCGAGGATAAGAATTTGAGAGACGTAACTAAAATCGATATTTTGGATATCGAGGATAGAGTCGATTTAATTACTTATGGTTTCCCTTGTCAAGATATTAGTAACGCCGGTAAACAAAAAGGTTTCACGGACGAAAACGGCGAGAGAACTCGCTCAGGTCTATTTTTCGAGGCTCTTAGAATTATCGACGAGTATAAACCTAAATTCGCTATTGCTGAGAACGTAAAAGCTCTTACGAGTAAAAAGTTCGCTAACGAGTTTAAGACCGTTTTAGATAGTTTGGACGAGGGTATTAGATTTTTTGAGGACGATTTATGTGGTACTCTCCGTACTATTTCGGAATGTGGCTCTAAATATATAATAGAGGCTGACAAAATTATAAATAAAGGAGGTCGTAAAAGAATGATTACCGGAAAGGTTAGGATAAGAAAACTCACGCCGACGGAGTGTTATAAACTTATGGGGTTTACGTCTGAGGATTGTAAAAAAGCCTCCGACGCCGGAGTTAGTAATAGTCAATTATACAAACAAGCAGGTAACTCTATCGTGGTGAATGTTCTCGAGGCTATCTTTACGAGTTTAGGGAAAACCTACGACGAGTTTAAAACGGCATGAAAACTTTTTTAATCGCAGCTAGTCGGGGAAGAAATCCGGATAATCCGTCAGACCGTACTCGAGGGATACCACTCGTTCAAAGGTTAGAGATAAATAAAGAGGGTATTTGTAATACTCTTACGACCGTATTAAAAGATAATTATGTTATCGAGTTCGAGGAGGTGTTAGAGTGTCAAAGGATACAGGATATCGATTACACCGACAAGCCTACGAGGTAGCGGAAGAAACCGACGCCGAGCCTGGGGATATAATCGACGTATTTCACCGTAAAAAAATTACGGACGGCATTACTCCGACGTTAACGACTAGACCTGAGGGATTAAAAACGGCGATTTTAATAGTAGAAAAAAATAAAATTTAAAAAGAGGCTTATAAACTATGAAAATTTTTAGTACAGAACAGATTAGCAAATATCACCCGGATAAGTACGCCGACCAGATTAGCGACGCTATTTTGACGGCATATCTTAAAATCGATCCTACGTCTCATTGTGGAATTGAGACTATGGTAAAAGACGACGTCGTTATACTTGGCGGCGAGATTACGTCTAAGGCTATCATCGACCATAAAGCGATTGTCGAAAGAGTCGCGAAAAAACTCGGCTATCGAGTTAACAAAGTGTACGATTTTATCGGTAAACAATCCGAGGAAATCAATAACGCAGTTATCGCTGACGAAAATATCGGAGCCGGCGATCAAGGTTTAATGTTTGGATATGCGACCGACGAAACCGAGTCGTATTTACCTTTAGGTTTTGATATCTCAAACAAAATTATAAAAGCGATTGAGGAGGACGTAGAAAATAATCCTAGCTCTATTCTCAAAGGCGACGCAAAGACTCAGGTCACTATCGATACGGAAACAAACGAAATTTATAACGTTCTTATTAGTGTATGTCACAAGGACGGATACTCAATCGAGCGAGTTAGAGAATATGTTACGGTGTTAGTTTGTGAGAAAGTATCTCCCTCCCTTTATCCTTGGTTACAAATAAATCCGGCGGGTACTTGGACGAAAGGTGGTCCGAAAAGTGATTGTGGTTTGACAGGTCGTAAAATCGTATGCGACCAATACGGTGGGTATTGCCCGGTAGGCGGCGGAGCGTTTAGTGGAAAGGATCCCTCGAAAGTCGATAGGTCGGCGTCTTACATGGCTCGAAAAATCGCCGTCGATATGGTGAAAAAATACGGTGGTACGTGTAGCGTACAGTTAGCCTATGCGATTGGGGTAGCTAGTCCGGTGAGTGTTAACGTGTTGAGTAGTGTAGCTGGAGATTTGAGTTATGAGGTTAGTAATTCCTATGATTTGACTCCTAGAGGAATTATTAAGGCTCTCGACCTCTTAAATAAAGATTATGAAAAACTCGCCGAGGGTTGTCATTATCGAAATGAATTGTAACACTTAATTTTTTTTGATTGAGTTTACGAAAATTCGTTAATAAAGGAGGTGGTCGATTTGCTTACATTGTTTAGACATCAAAAAATAGCTTTGTCGTTCATGCGGTCAAATAATTATTTTGCGTTGTTTATGGAGCAAGGAACTGGAAAAACGATACCGTCCTTATGTCGGTTGTTGGATTTATTTAAGTCCGGAGCAATCGAGGACGCGTTAGTAGTAGCGCCTAAATCCGCGCTCGGTGCATGGGAGCGAGATATCGAACTATTTAACGACTTAGACCGAGAAATCCTCCGTAATGGTATAACCTTAATCAATTATGACAAGGTGTGGCGAGGGGATAAAAACTCTCCGTACTTTAAAAAGTGGGGAGCGATTATTCTCGACGAGGCCCACTATATTAAAAACCGTACGAGTCAACGTTCTAAGTTTATTTTAAAAATAGCGTGTGAGGCGGATTACCGCTATATCTTGACGGGAACTCCTCTTTCTAATGCACAGCTCGAGAATATATGGTCTTTATATTGTTTTTTAGATCCGTATCTCGAACGAGGTCGAGTGTATTCTCGAATATTCGGCGGAGCTTATAAAGTGTTTGAGGACCGTTATTGTATCCTTAATATGTATCATAAACCGAGTAGCTATATCCACGTTAAAGAGTTACAAGATATTATAAACGAGCATAGCTACCGCGTAAAAAAAGCCGAGTGTTTGGATTTGCCGGATAAACTACCGGACGAGATTATTAAGATAGACCAGGGCGACAAAACGCTTTATAAAAAGCTAGCGACCGAGAGCGCGATACTCGAATATGAGATACTCGCGGAAAATCCGTTATCGAGACTTGTTAAACTCCGTCAATTATGTAGCGGTCATATTAAGACCGAGACGGGCGAGATTATCGAGGTGGCGAATAATAAAATACCTATCTTACAAGAAATTATCGAGGGTTACGAGGACGATAAAAAGCTCGTAATATTCGCCGATTTTAAATATTCTATCGGTAAGATATCGGAGTTACTCCGTAAAATGAAAATCTGTCACGTCGTACTAGACGGCGATCAAAAGGATAAAAAGATATGGAGGCAATTCCAGGAGGATAAACGTATCCGTGTTATCGTATGTCAATATCAAACGGCTAACGCCGGTATAGACTTATTCGCTAGCGATACGATTATCTATTATGAGCCGACTCTAAGGTCTACGACATTAGAGCAGAGTCGAGACCGTATCCATAGGACCGGTCAAAAAAGTAAATGTAGCTATATCCACTTACTTACTAAAGGTACCGTCGAGGTCGATATCTACCGAGCGTTAGCCGGGTATAGTGATTTTTCCGAGAAACTCTTTACTACTTATCTAGAGTCGTATAGACGTACTTATAATAAGGAGAGTTAAATATGCCTAAAATGATTGTCGGTGGGCGACCTATAAAGAACGAGTTAAAAATCAGTCTCATCCGAAGAGGGGGAAATACAGAAAAAATTATAATAATTGAGGTTGTGTTATGACGTTAAAAGATTTACGCGAGTTGTTTTACAATGGGTACGACGATAAGGCGAGAATAAATCTCGCTACCGGTATAGGTGACGAAATTTTAGAGGATATTCGTATAATTAGTTCCTCTTTAGATCCTTATGACGATAGAAAGGTCGTTGGATTGGCTCAGTTTTTAAAGGTAATTGAGGTTATAATCGAATAATTTTTTAATTAAATTTACGTACTTTCGTAAAAGGAGGTTTTATGAAAAATATAAGTATTAACGGAAAAAAGCGCGTTATCGATTTGGAAAGAGAGATCGAGTTAAATAACGGCGCGATAGTCATTTTAAAGAACGGCGGCGACGTGGATAACGTATATATGGTCGTATCGTTCCGCGATAATAAAAATCGCTATAACGGAGATCGTACGGATAAATATTGTACTCTCTTAAACCTGGATACCGGTGCGTTTGCTTTCGAGGAGAGAGCTAGTAGAAAAACGACCGTAAGACGAGTCTTAAATCATATACTCCGTTTAGGTTGC